TCCTTGTTGGTGTTTATTTGTCTGCCCAGAGGTCGTAGGCGCGGTCTTGCCAGGAGTCGTCTTCTTGTTCTTCGTCTGGGTTGGGGTCGTCTGTGTCATCAAAGGGCCAGGGGTAAATCATTGGGTGTTTCCTTGGGGTGGGGTGAGGAGTTGGATTAGGTCGTTTACGGTCATTGCGACCCACTGGTCGGCGGGGTCGGTTGTCCCTCTTCGCTTCGCTATGACGAGACCTACGTGAGCGCCATCATTTTCGGCTTCTTGGTGGGCTCCTTTGGTCCATTGGGGGAGGTTGAGTTTGCCGCCATAATCCTTTGCCTCTATGACGATGCGGCGGTTGTGGGAGTCTCGGACGTTGGCGATGTCGCCGCAATCTTTAGCCCCGGTTTTTATTCTTCGGTCTATGTGGTCGTCGAGGTTGTCGCGTAGGAAGTCGGCGATGATTCTTTCGAAGCGTGCGCCTGCTTGTTTTGCGCTGTTTCTGTTTCGTGCCATCTGTGTTCCTTTCTGCGGGGTGAATTGTCTTTCTGGACTGATTTTGTGTTTGTCGCCCTGTGGGGCTTTTAGGGGGTGTTTTGGGGTGGTTGTGTGTCTTCTCCTGGTGCGGGTAGGCGATTCTTATTGAGTCCACGTTTGAGGCGTTGGAAGAACTCCTCGGGTTGCATCTCCGCCTCTGGGGGTTGTTGTTGGGCGCGGTGCCACCCTGCGCGGGCTATTTCCACCACGTCGAGGCCGTCTGGGTCTTGGGTGGCGTCGATGCCGGTCCAGTGTGGCGGTGGAACCACTTTGTGCATCTCAAACTCTGGGCCGTAGTTGCGTTTGGCGCGGGCTACGCGGTGTTTCCACCTGTGGGCTTCGAGGATGTATTTCTTTGATTCGTCGCGTTCCCACTGTTTGATGACCTGCTTTGCCGCGTGGATGATGTCCCAGGGGCCGGCCATGGTGTCGGTGTGTGTGGTTGCGGCCCAGTAGCGGATTGCTTCGGGCCATACGTCTTCGGGGACGTTGATGGTTTCGAGGACGTCTGCCCAGACGTTGAGGACGATGGGGTCGTCTTTGGGGAATTTGCTGGGGGCTGCTGCGGAGCCGTAGGCGATGATTTGGGATGCGAGTCGCATGTTTTCGGCTTGTGGCATGGGTGTCTCCTAGAAGGGCGGTTCGAGTTGTTTCGTTCCGGTGGGTTGTGGTTTTTGCGCTTCTTGGGCTTCGAGTTCGCGTGCCATGCGTTCGCCTAGTTCGATGTAGCGCTGGGATTTGGATTTTTGAGGCTGGCCGGTGGTGTTTTGTTTTTGTCGGCGCATCCAGACTCGCCATGTTGCGTCCCAGTCGGCTTTCCGTGCCTTGGCTCCAGTGATGGAGTGCCAGTAGTCGCAGAAGTTCTCGTGTTCGGTGGCGAGGTCGAGGTCTGGTCGTTCTGTGCGGATTTTGTTGACGGTCTCCGGTTTTGGTTCCCAGCCTCTGGGGAGGGGGTGATTCTTTTTGGGTTTGGTGGTTGTGTCTGGGCTGGGGCCACCATCCGCTTTTGCGGTGGTGGTCTCTACTACAGAACCTTTAGGTTCTGTGGTCGGGCCGGGTCGGGTCGGGTCGGGGCGGTGTGACACCGTTCTGTGACTCACAGCGATGTCACGTTGACCTGTCACATGTGAGTCACGCGTGACATTTTCGCGTTCTCCCTGCTCTTGGCGTTTTCGGTAGCGCGATTTGCGTTGCCTTTCGGCGGCTTCTTCGCGCTCTTTTAGCTTCTGTTCGCGACTGGGTTGCCACCCATTCCAGTCGTGAAAGCGGAACACTTTCGCACCGTTTTCGGACCTACCTTCAACCCAAATGCCCGCAGAAACGAGCGCATTTATTTGAGATTTCGTGCCTTTAAATCGTTTGACTTGGCTTGCCGGGATGACTCCGTCGGTTAGATGTTTGCCGCACCATGCGCCCGATTTAGTCCACAAACCGATAGCAGCGTTAGGCACGTCAAGAAACTTCGGATGGTCGTAGAAGCCATCGTCAACCTTGAACCAAGTCATCGTCTTGTACCTCCTTTTCTATGGATTGGAATAACTGGATTAATGCATCGAGGAAGTCCGGCCTAGCGCAGTACACGTCTTGGGATTCCAAGTAGGCGCGCATGTCCTGGCGGGCACGGTGGTCAGGGTCAGTCATGGATAAAGTCCGTTGGGGTTAGAAATAGACCCCGCCTGTGGACTATTGAGGTCCTGAACAAAACGGGGTTATGTGGTGGGGTCGACGAGGACGGTGGAGGTTGCTTTGAGAGTGAAGCGTCCGTCTCTGGTGACCCCGTGAACTGTGCCGTCGTATTCGGCGGCGTAGGTGATGCGGTCGGCAATCTTCTCTGGGTCAAAGGTAGAGGGGAAAAGAACCACCCTTTTGCCCTTGTATTCGGGAAGTTCGGCGGCTTGAATCTTTACATTCCCCATTTAAAATGGTGGCTCCTGATTCTGCTGTCCCGATTGTGCCGGCGGGGTCGACCACGCCCCGCTAGCAGCGGTTTGTCCATTCTGCGCGGCGTTATCCCACGACTGCTGCGCCTGGCTGGGCTGCTGCTGCGGCGCGGCGGGGAGCGTGTAGTAGCGCATCGCGTTGAACTCTATCTTGCTGCGCTTTTCACCGTCCTTGGTTTCCCACGAGCGAGTCACAAGCTTGCCAGTAACCGCAACCTGGTCACCCTTTTTCAAATCAGCGGCCATCTCAGCCCACGGGGTGGGATTCTGCTTATTGCCTTGCTCGTTCCAGATGGTTACATCTAGGTACATGTTGCGAGTCTTTACCCACTGGTTCTGCTCCTGGTCAAACCTATTGTCTGAGCTAGCGAGGGTGAAGTTAGCCACCGCGGCGCCCTGCGGGGTGAATCGTAGTTCTGCGTCGCGTGGGAGTCCGCCGGTGAGTGTAATGAGGTCAATCATTTATTTGTTCTCCTGCAGTTCGTTCCAGCGGTCGCGGCCAAGGTTGATTACTTTTTGGGGCACATCACTTTCTTCGCGGATTTCGTTCATGAAGTCGGTGACTGCCTCAGCACTAGTCAGCTCTGCGAGGGCGGCTTTTACATCCCGCACGAACTGGTCATCTTCCGGTTCCGGTTCTTGCTTCTTCTTCGGCGCCGGTGCCGACAGGGCCTGCTGCGCCACATCCTGACGAGTAGCCTTTTGCCGAATGGGTTCCGACGTATCCACAAAGCTCTCGGAATCGAAGTACACATCCCCTAGTTCATCGGGGAACGCCTTTCGGAAGGCGCCAGCGGCTGCGTTCTTTCCCAGCATGAAGGTTGGCTTCGCATCCCACATTGGCGTTAGGTTTCCTTCTCGGCCCCAAGTTTGCTTGGACTCATCCCAAGTAACGACATGCGGGAATGGTTCACCGTCTCGGTACACAATGACCTTGGCGAACTCCGGATACCCCATGCGGGCCACGTTCCACGTGTCGCGCCATTCTGTCTCCTGCCCTGTGGAATGGTCGATTCCCTTATACAGCCAGTCGCCTTCGCGGTAGGTGCCGCCCTCCTGCTTAGCGATACGTCGAGCTGTTCGACGTGCTCCGCCGATACCGACTTGGAGGGTGTAGGTCTTACCGTTCTTCGTCTTGCGCTCAATGAGCGCGATTTGCGACGGGTCTTGAGGGTTCAGGCCCAACGCTTCGGCGCGGGCGAAGAACATTTTCAGGTGATTGGCTGGAATTTGCTTGTACCCTAGCTGCTCAATGAGCGTCATTTCCTGCTCGTTGAATTTAGCGATTTCATTACTCATTTAGATGTTCCTTTCGTCGTCGAATCGGTCGAGGGTGATTTCTGTGAGTGCGAGGGCGGTTTCCTCATCATGGCCGCGGGCGGTGAAGCACTCCATGAGGTAATGCGCCTGGTCGGCAAAAGCAGTCAGCGCCGCATAGTTTGCTTCTGTCACGGTGCGCGCGACTTCGAGTCGTCGCCGCGGCATATCACTCGGAATAGGAGTCATAGTTTCTGGCGCTCCTTGTCTGCTTGGTCGTGGATTTGCTGGTAGAGGTCACGCATTTCTGGGAACGTGTCTCCGTGGTCGCGCATCCAGTCGAAGGCTTCGCATTGTGCTCTGTTTAGGGCGCGGTTCTTTGCTCCCTTGCTTGGTTCTGTGGTGTAGATGCTCATTAGTTCACGACCTTTGTTAGGCGGAGGCGTGTGGAGCCTCGGCGGGTTTTGGTGTTGAACTCGGCGTAGAGGTCTGGGTGGACGGTCTTAAACGCCTTACTGTCGAAAGTCTTAGAATCCTTGGTGGTGGAAACACTCACCTTGTAGCCGGCGTGCGTACCCGCGTAGGAATCACCGAGTAGTTTCAAAAGGTCTTTCTTGTAGGTCTTGGCTAGGTCAGACCAGCTGGCGGATTTTTCTTCCGCGTCTGCTAGTTGCGCTACGAGGTCTTCTACCTCGTCGGCGTCTTCTAGGCTGGTGACCTCACCCATCCAATCCGGGGTGGTGCCTTCCAGCCAGGCGAACCATTGCGCGGCGGTGCGTTGCATGTCCTCCACCACCTTGGGGTCATAGTGGATTACCTGATACTCGTACCCGTCCGGGGTGAACTCCCCGTCCTGCTCCTGGTAGTACTCCACCAGCAGCACGCACGCCTCGGCGCCCGCATGCCACATGTTTGCCTGCACCTGCAGGTAATACCCGTCGGGGCACCAATCATGCCAATACCCACCAGTGAATTGGTGTTTAGCGGTTTTAATCTCACCAATGACCTCCCCGTCCTCACTGAAAAGGTCTGGGGTGCCACACAGGCGCTCATCATCTTTGTTGATGATGATGGTTTGCGGGTCCGCGT